GCAGAGAGGGTTATATGTTTAAGGATCAAGAAAACGGATGGACTCCAACTCCCATACTTTGGCAAAATACTACTGATGGTTCTCAAGTTATTGTAAATGATGGAAATGAGTTTGTTCTTCTAGGCGTGATCACGCCAAACATTGACTTTATATATGATATAACTATTGTATCAGGTAGTAATGTAGGCATATTCTTTTATGTCAATAATGTGCTATTCACTACCAAAAACTATTCTGCTACGGCTACTGGTGAGGTAGTAACTATGAGGGGATTAAAGAAAGACGATGTAATATCTATACGCTTTGCTCCTGAGCAGGGTTCAGCAGGTGCTTCTTTTGAGTTCGGCTTTGATGTAGAACTAAAGAGAAGCGGTACTACTCCTGTCCTTGCAGCCGCAGATACTGGTGGTACATTGATGACCTTTGACAATAATGTAATCATAGCAGACCAAATGCCAGAGCAAAAGGTTAGCGACTTTATTAGCGGTCTTGTTAAGATGTTCAACCTAACTATTCAGTCTACCAGTGCTACGCAGTTTACGATAGAACCTCTAGATGATTGGTATGCAGCAGGAGCAACACACGATATAACAGAGTTCACGGACATTACTTCTACTCAAGTGCGTAAGCCAGAGCTGTATAGAAGAATCAGTTTAGAGCATAGTTTAGCAGATAGTAAGTTGATGCGTACACATAGGCTAACAAACGGAGGCATAGGATACGGAGATCTAAGAGCCGACTTTACCTTTGACGGAGGAGAGCTTACAAACCAGACTACCTTTGAACTGCTACGCTTTGATAAGCTAACAGACATAAACACAGGCAACAGCGTAGACTTCCTAGTAGGTAAGTCTATAGACAAAGAATCTCAGCCGTATATAGGTCAGCCTATGATATTCTATTCTAACGGAGTGTTAGATATTAGTGGTACACCTATTGGCTTCCTAGATGAGACAGGGCTGACTCCTAGTCCTGCTGATCCTATGAACGATTGTATGTTTATTGCGAATGTAGATAATAGCACAGCAGCAAATGTTACACAGATGATAACCTTTGGTAGAGAACTAGATCCGTATCACGAACAGGCATTTAACCAAACGCTGTACGGAGAGTTTTGGGAGGACTATGTTACTGACCTATACTCAACAAGCAGGAGGGTATATAGCTTCAAGGCTATACTTCCTATGAACATCATATATCAGATTAAGATGAATGATAAGCTAGTAATTGCTGAAAAGAGATACATAATCAATGAGGTGAACCTTAACCTTAGAACAAGGGAAGCGACACTTGAACTTCTAAACGATGTATAATGAACTTGGGTTTTATAATTGAGCAACTTCCATACGCAGACCACTTCACAGAGGAGGTGCATATAGCAAAGGGCAAGTACAAGATGATCACTACTTGGAAGGAAGCTAAACAACAGATATTATGCCTGAACAAAGGGAAATAGAAATCAATGTAAAGACCGATAAGGCTGTAGATAATGTAGACAACCTTACCGATGCTGTTGAGGATACTGCAAAAGCAGCCGATGAGGCTGGCGGTTCATTTGATGGTTTAGCTTCTGGTATTGATAAGATGACTGGTGGCTTGGTATCGGGATTTAAGAGTGCGGTAACAGGCATCAAGAATGGCGTAAAGGCTATGAAGTCTTTGAAGGTCGCTATTGCAGCTACAGGCATTGGAGCATTGGTTCTAGCCGTAGGTTCATTGGTTTCATTCTTTACAAAGACACAAAGAGGAGCCGATAAGATCAACCAAGTGTTTAAGGCCGTAGGCGCAACTATTGATGTACTTGTAGATCGTGTTTCTTCATTTGGTGAGGGTTTATTCATGATTATTAGTGGTGATTTTAGAGGCGGTGTAGACTTGCTAAAGAGTTCATTCAAAGGACTAGGTGATGAGATACGAGAAGAATCAGCAGCAGCCGTACAACTAGAGAAAGACTTCCAAGCCCTACAGGATCGTGAGATACAAATGATAGAGACTAGAGCGCAGCGTAGAGCCTCTATTGAAGCGTTGAGACTTACAGCAGCAGATGAGACTAGAGATCTGCAAGCGAGAGCCGCAGCATTGAAGCAGGCGATGGACTTAGAGAAGCAACTAGCAGATGAGGAGGTAGCGATTGCAGCGGAGAGAGCAAGAATTCTGCAAGAGCAGAACGCATTAGGTGAGTCTACTAGAGAGGATCTACAAGCAGAAGCGGAAGCGAATGCTCGTGTGATTGAACTACAAGCACAGCGTGATACACGCTTGAAAGAATTGGTTGCTACTTACAACAGCTTAAACAAGCAAGTAAGAGATGCTGCTCAAGCCATTCGTGATGAGGAGAGTGCTATACTAGAGCTAAACACTAAAGCAGTAGACAGCAAAAAACTAGCAGTAGACAACGAGTTGAAGTTGCACCAGATGCTTCGCAACAATATGGCGGCAATAGACCAGCAGTATGCAAATGTTAGAGAAGGCATAGAGGCAGACACTGCTAAGAAAACTAGAGATCAAAAGATGGCAGAACTAGATATAGTTGCTGGAGCATTGAATGGTCTAGGTCAGTTAGCAGGAGAGAATGCCGTAGCAGGTAAAGCCATAAGCGCAGCAGAGGCTATTATCAACACCTACACAGGGGCTACTAAGGCACTTGCACAAGGAGGTATCTTTGGTGCAGTAGCAGCAGCAGGGGTAGTTGCTAGTGGTATCGCTAGTGTACGCAGCATATTTGCGACAGATGTTCCCGATACAAAACCATCTAGCATAAATGTTGGCGGCAAAACCATTGGCGGATCTGGAGGTGGCAGACGAGCAGCACCTACTACACCTAACATCCCTAGACCACAAGGACTAAATGCTAGTATAGGCTTTGATACAACAGGAGCTAACTTAGGCAACCAAATTGCAGAGAGCCTACAAGGCGCACCTATGAGAGCGTATGTGGTAAACCAAGACATTCAGTCTACTGAGAAATTAGATAGAAAGATAGAAGAAACAGCAACATTTGGATAGTATGAAATTTTTTGAGTTAGTATTAGATGAGGAGAAACTCCTACACGGCATTGATGCCATCAGCATTGTAGAACATCCTGCGATAGAGGAGGACTTCATCACCATGAGTAAGCAGCACAAGTTTGAGTTCAAAGAAGTGGACACAGAGAAGCGCATCCTTATGGGTGCAGCTATGATTCCTGACAAACCTATCTATCGAAAAGATGGTGATGAGGAATACTATGTGTTCTTTACAAAGGAGACTATCCGCAGAGCATCAGAGTTGTACCTAATGAATGGTAAGCAGAGCAATGCTACCCTAGAACACGAAGTAAAGCTTGAGGGTTTATCTCTTGTAGAGAGTTGGATTATAGAGGACTCAGACAAAGACAAGTCTAGAGCCTATGGCTTAGAGTACCCAGTAGGTACTTGGATGGTGAGTATGAAGGTCAATAACCAAGATATCTGGGAAGAATATGTCAAAGAAGGTAGAGTCAAAGGGTTTAGCATTGAAGGATGGTTCTTGCAAAGAGAGTCAGCTATTGAGGTCAATACGGAACTATCAGCAATCGAAGCAGCAGAAGGCGAACACCTCCTATCACTTTATCTATTGGGATTAACCAAAGGAGTGATCAAGAATGACAAGAGATACAATCAAGGTAGAAAGCTGGAGATGGAATCATATAGAGACTACCCTGATTCAGTTTCTAACAATGCAAAGAAGGGAATTGAACTCAATGAGAAGCAAGGCAACAAGTGCGCTACTCAAGTGGGCAAGATCCGAGCTCAACAACTAGCACAAAAGCAACCTTTGTCAGTTGCTACGATTAAGCGTATGTATTCATACCTAAGCAGAGCGCAGGAGTATTACGATGAAGGAGACACTACCTCTTGCGGTTATATATCCTACCTATTGTGGGGAGGTTTATCAGGCAGGAGATGGGCTGAGAGTAAGCTCAAAGAACTTGGAGAGATTGAGTTGAAGAGTATGGTTGTGGATGAGGACAATGCAATCATAAACGACAGACTTGCTTATTCTACTAAAGAGAAAGCAGAAGAGATTGCAAAGGATATAGGATGTAAAGGTCATCACACTCACGAGTTTGAAGGTAAGACTTGGTATATGCCCTGTGAACAGCATAGCGTAGATATGGTATACAAATGCCCGAAGGGTTTTAAAAAAAACAAAAAGGGTAAATGTGTTAAGATGTCAGAAGAAGAACTTGCTGAGATAGGCCCAAGAGGAGGGGTGAGACCTTCTAAGAAAGCACCTAAGAGTGATACACCAAATAAGAGTCCTAAGGGTAAAGGAACTGCCAAAGGCGATGCAGGGAACACTAGATCTGCTAAGGTAACAAAGGAGCAGGAAGCGACTCTAAAGAAAAAAAGTGATGACTTTAATGAGAGATATAAAGAGAAGCTAGGATATGGTGCTAATGTAGGAGCATTAAAGGCAGTATTCCAGAGAGGATTAGGAGCATATAATGTATCACACTCTCCAAGCGTTAATAGTGCAGAGCAATGGGCATATGCTAGAGTCAATGCTTTTTTGTACCTAATTAAGAACGGCAGACCAGAAAACAAGAAGTATACAGGAGACTTTGATTTGCTTCCAAAAGGTCATCCTAAAAAACCAAAGTAACCCAAAATTTTAATAATAAGTTTTTTAATTAACAAAGTTCAAGAAGATGAATCTACAAGAAGTATTCAAAAAGATTGAAATGGCTCTCACTCCAAGTGAAGAAGCCACTCCTGAAGTACAGGAAGAAGTAAAAGTTGAGATGGCGAATATGCGCCTAGCAAATGGTGTTCTATTAGAAGCCGAGTCTTTTGAGGCTGGGCAGAATGTTTTCCTAGTCGGAGAAGATGAGGAGAAGGTAGCAGCACCCGTTGGCGAACACAAACTAGAAGATGGTCGTGTGATGCTCGTAGAAGAAGAAGGTGTAATCGCTGAGATTCGTGAAGCAGTAGCTGAAGCAGAATCAGAAGAAGAAGTAGAGGTAGAGCAATCTGCTGAAGAAGAAGCTCCAGTACAAGAGGAGATGGCTGATGAAGAAGATAAAATGAACTATGTAACCAAAGAGGAGTTTGAGTCTGCTATCGGTGAAATCAAAGAGATGATTGCGGGTATGAAGCCTCAAGAAGAAATGAGTGCAGAAGAATCAACAGAAGTAGAGATGAGCGTAGATCAAGCTCCTGCTGCTAAGAAGGTCGCTGCTGCTCCAGTAGAAAAGAAAGTAGAAATGAATCGCTATGCTAAAAAAGCGCCACAAGATACTTTCTCTCGTGTTTTAAGTAAATTATCATAAATTAAATAAAGAAGGAAAATGGCTACAACCACTTCAGTAACTACCACATATGCTGGTGAATTTGCAGGGAAATACATTTCTGCTGCATTGTTGAGTGCCGACACTCTTGAAGGTGGCGGTATTACTATCAAACCTAATGTTAAGTTTAAAGAAGTCCTCAAGACTATCAACCTTGATGCTATCACTAAGGATGCTACTTGTGATTTCTCTGATACTTCAACATTAACTCTTGCAGAGAGTATACTCGCTGTAAAAGAACTTCAAGTAAATCTTGAATTATGTAAGAAAGATTTTTCAGACGATTGGCATGCGATTGAAATGGGCTTAACTGCTCACGATAGTCTCCCAGCTTCTTTCTCTGATTACTTGATCGGATATGTTGCTGCTAAAGTAGCAGCTAAGAATGAAACAAACATTTGGCAAGGTGCTGATTCTAACGAAGGTGAGTTTGACGGCTTCACTACTTTGGCCGCTGCTAACTCTGATGTAGTAGATGTAACAGGCACTACTATTACAGCATCCAATGTTATTGACGAGTTGGGTAAAGTAGTAGATGCTATCCCTTCTCCATTGTACGGGAAAGAGGATCTATTCGTGTATGTATCTTCGCACATCGCTCGCTCTTATGTTCGTGCCTTGGGCGGCTTCGGTGCTAATGGTTTAGGTGCTAATGGTGTGAACAACGCGGGTACTACTTGGTACAACGGCGGAGACTTGGCGTTCGATGGTGTGAAGTTGTTCGTAGCTTCTGGTTTGCCGACAAACGATATGATTGCTGCTCAGAAGTCTAACTTGTTCTTCGGTACTTCATTGTTGGCTGACTGGCAAGAGGTTAAATTGCTAGATATGGCTGACCTAGATGGTAGCAAGAATGTCCGTGTGATTATGCGTATGGCTGCTGGTTGTCAAATCGGTATCGGTGCAGATGTAGTTTACTATACCTAATCAATAGGTAGATAATAACCATAGAAGGGTAGGTGGGTACAATCTGCCTACCCTTTTTTAATACATAGAAACAAATGGCGTGTACATTAACAAAAGGAAGAAACGAACCCTGTAAGGATGTAGTAGGTGGTATTACCTCTGTATACTTTGCTGACTTCGATTCACTAGGTGCTATCACTTATGATAGTTCAGATACGGATGTGATTGATGCTTTCGGAGGTACTCCTACTTTTTTTGAGTTTAAGGTAAAGGGTAACTCTAGCTTTGAACAAGCGGTAAACTCTAGCCGTGAGAATGGTACTACATTCTTTGAGCAAACTTTGAACTTGACCTTTAAGAAACTATCGAAGCAGACTCACAACGAACTAAAGCTACTCGCCTATGCTCGTCCACATATTGTCGTAGAGGATAACAACGGCAACAAGTTCTTGATGGGCTTGGAGTATGGTGCTGAGGTAAGCGGTGGCTCTATTGCTACGGGTGCTGCATTGGGTGATCTATCAGGATACACTTTGACATTCACAGCTCAAGAGAAGATTCCAGCCAACTTCGTAGATGCTACGATTACAGCGGATGCTTCTACTATCTCTGATATCTAAGAGTTTAAGATACTAGAATCAAGAAAGCCCCTCCTAATGGAAGGGCTTTTCTTTTTGGTAGCATAGCTACCTAGAGAGATGAGTGTGCAAATATACCACATATATCTTTTTGGGTTTTATAATTAGATGATTATTGTAGAAGAAAATACAACGGCTACTATCAAAATGTATCTCCGAGACTTTACTTTGGAGAATTTCGAGATAGAAATTATTTCTGAGGATCAGAGAAAAGTGATAGTTTATAGTGCAATAGAAGGCACTTATGATAACTTTAGAAAGACTTTATCTTTTAACTTTGATGTTTCTAGCTTGGTTTCAGAGAGTTTCTATGTAATTAAGATCTGGCAAGATGGAAAAGTGAAATTACTTTCACAAGATCGTATGTATATTATACCTTCAGGATCTGATGTTGCTACTTACCAACCTAAGTTAGCTACAACAGAAAAGACAATGAATAACGAGTTCAAGATTTATGGCGAATAACATCAACTTCGTACAGCTATCAAGCTACACCTCTCCAGCTATCTCAGAGAACAGCCGTCTAGGTTGGGTAGAGTATGGTGAGGATAACAACTACTTTCAGTACCTTATTGACAGATACAATGGTTCACCTACTAACAACGCAGTAGTATCTGGAGTCATTGATATGATCTTCGGTAAAGGTATTGATGCTACTGACTCATCAGATAACCCAGAAGGATACTTACAACTGCGTAAGCTGATCAAGGACAGCGAACTAAAGAAAGTCATTAATGACTACTACTTATTAGGGAACGGAGCGTTCCAAGTCATCTACAACAGAGACAAGAGCAAAATCGTTGAGGTGTATCATATGCCTGTTGAGACTCTACGGGCGGAGAAGTGTAATGAAGAAGGAGAGGTAGAAGCCTACTACTATGCATACGATTGGAGTGAGGTACGATCTAAAAGAAAAGCAGAACGCATTCCAGCCTTTGGTTTTGGAGAGGCATCAGACAAGGTAGAGATTTTGTACTTCCGTCCTTACCGATCAGGAAGCTACTACTACTCACCAGTAGACTATCAGGGAGCATTACCATACGCAGAACTAGAAGGCGAGGTAGCAAACTATCACATCAACAATATCAAGAACGGGCTAGCTCCTTCTATGATTGTAAACTTCAATAACGGAATACCTCCAGAGGAGGAGAGAGATATCATAGAATCGCAGATAAAGCAGAAGTGGAGTGGATCTAGCAATGCTGGTAAGATGATTTTAGCCTTTAATGACGATGCAAATAGTGCTGCTAGTATTGAGCCTGTGCAGTTGAGTGATGCTCACAACCAGTACGAGTTCCTATCTAGAGAATGTCAGCAGAAGCTGTTGGTAGGTCATAGAATCACTAGCCCTATGTTGTTTGGTGTTAAAGATCAAACAGGACTAGGCAACAACGCAGACGAAATCAAAACAGCCTTTCAGTTGTTTGATAACAGCGTTATCCAGCCAAAGCAAGAGCAAGTCATTGCTGCACTTGACCAGATACTAGCATTTAACAACATTGCCTTGAATTTATACTTTAAGACTCTTACGCCTCTTGAGTTTACGGATTTGGAGAACGCTCAGACCACAGAGGCTGTAGAGGAGGAGACTGGTGTTAAGTTATCTAAGCACGAATGTTCTATGGATATGCCAGAGGAGTATGATGAGGCTATTGATGATCTTATCGCACTAGGTGAAGATGTAGATCTAGAGGAATGGGAGTTAGTAGATGAGCGTGATGTAGACTACGATCAAGAGGAGGCATTAGACAAAATGATAGGCTTTGCTTCAACAGGCACTGCTAGACCTAACGCTAACAGCGAACAAGACGGAGAGAATGTAGAGGGTACGCTGTTTCTAGTGCGCTACAAGTACGACGGAAACAAATCACCTCAGCGTGAGTTCTGCCGCAAAATGATGACAGCAAACAAGGTCTATCGCAAGGAGGATATCATACAGATGGATAACCAAGCGGTAAACGCAGGGTTTGGAGTGAATGGTGCTAGTACCTATTCTATATGGTTGTACAAGGGCGGAGCAAGATGCAGACATAAGTGGGTACGCCAAACCTATATGAGCAGAGGCGGAGTAAGACCTGATGTCAAAAGCCCAAACGCTCAAACCATAAGCACTACAAAAGCAAGAGGTGAGGGATTCAGACCAGAGGCTAACGATCCTAAGGTAGGCATCACTCCTAGCAATATGAGAAACAAGGGGTTTGTAAACCCCCCATCTAGTAAGGACATTCAAGGAGGATTATAATGGCGCAAGTACTATTTGTCAGCCCAGCTGATGTTATAAAGAGAACAGGAATCAACGGCAATGTAGACAGAGATCAGATGATCCAGTTTATCAAGATTGCTCAAGATATCCACATACAAGGTATTCTAGGAACTAAATTGTTTAACAAGATCGCAAGCGACATAAATGGTGATACCCTCTCAGGCAACTATTTAACGCTTTTTACGAGCTATATCCAAGATATGGTCATACACTACTCAGCGATAGAGATACTGCCTTACATCCACTATAAGGTGGCTAACGGAGGTATCTATGTAAAGGGAGCAGAGAATGGTGAGAGCGCAACTAAGCAGGATCTTGACTACCTTGTCCAAAAAGAGCGAGACATAGCAGAGCATTACTCTCGTCGGTTTGTTGATCATATGGCGTTCAATAGCAACTTGTTCCCAGAGTACAACAACAGCAGTAATGATGATATGTACCCAAGTAAGAATCAAAACTTCAATGGATGGGTTTTATAGTAAAGAAGATCTACAAGCCAAAGGCTACAAACATTAAGAAGCTTAAGGTGTATCTAAAAAAACAAAACAAGAATGGGTAAAAGCTACGGAGACATATACGGAAGCACTTTGTGGGGATCGCAGAATACGATCAACTTCAATGAGATTAGTTACTACATCTACGCAGTAGACCAACTCAAGACTAGATCGTTGGCAGATAGTGCGGTGATGGAGGGCTTTGGTTGTGCGAGTGAGGCTATCCGTACAATGTAAAATAGTGTGTAATATTAAAGAAATAAGTTTACTACGATGAGCATATATAAGTCAAGCAGTTTAGCAATGATTCCTACTGCCTATAAGGATGGGAAGTTATATAGTGTACGCCCTACGGATGGTAGT